CCGCTATGAAGGCGGTGATGTGATTGTCGCAAAAGCATCTTATACATTGCACTAATGAACTATTGAAGTCATTGACAGATGGATTTGAGTTAAGAACATCTGCGGCAGAATTTATTCTCGCTTTTGAAAACATGAAAAAATCACCTGCTGACCCACTTTATTTAACGCTAAAAAGACAGGCTGATGAAATCATCAAACAAGAAGATGATGAAACATTTGTAGATGCCGACTATGACATAGCAGAAGGAGAGGGGTTACTTCTCGCTACACATCACACTCACGGTGAACCTACTAACCATGTATGGAAGGATGGTTTAGCATCACCCGATGACCCTAAACATAGGATGTCTACATGGCCATCTTATTTTCCAAAAACAATGCAACACTCACATCAAAATCACAACTTCCCTTTTCATGAAGCAAACCATCCGTTACTTAGGCAACACGCCGTAACTGGTATGCCTCATTTTGTAGAGATGCTAAGAAGTCATTCTCTTGGTGGTAAAATAAAAGAAGAAAAAGAAATGGAGAAGGATTTCTTTTCTCATTTACCGCACGACCATCCTATCAAAGCAGGTTATACTGCTGGTTTCTTCGATAAGAAAAACACGCCATTAATGGGTAATATTTCCATAAATGGTAGCACTGTTACTCACCAAGATGATATGTATGAAAGAGATTACAAGAGATGGCTAATGGAAAATACAAATCAAGAAGAAAGTTTAGTGAAAGAAGGATACAAGCCTAACGACATTGAGAAAATTATGCGTGAAAGGCATTTTGATGATAGAGCAAAAGACTGGATTTCGGAAGATATAGACCCAGTTAGTGGTTTACCAACTGCTCTTGGACACATGGGATATATGTTAGGTTTAGAGTGGCTTAATCCAGCAGAAAGAAATGCTGTGCTAGAACATCTCGATGATGTTGGAGTGGATAAATACAAGAGAATCAAATTACCTAACGGTGAATCAATTCCAACGACTAGACTCACCTACAATGCGTTAATGCGTATGACACCCGAAATGAATTGGGCTATTAGACCAAATACTCACAAGGGTAGAAATGCACACATGTATCAAGAAAATAACGAAACAGATTACAATCAAGGAGAAGGTATCTTCCTAAGACAATCATTGGGTATGTTGTCACATGCACCGTTAGTGCATATGGGCGGTGCGAGTATGTCCGAGATTGTTCTTGACAAGTTGCATGAAATGTATGAAATGAAAGATGGTAGAAAGAGACTTACCCATATGCCAAAGTTAGATTTACACAAAGGTAATCCTATGGATGAATTAGAATGGGAGCAACTTCAAGAGGCTACTGCTAAACATTTCAATAAGAACATACCAAGAAGTCAACAGAAAATAAGAATGTCATTTGAAGATTTATTGCATTTAGGTGGTTATGACCCTAATACAAGACAATTGATACAAGACCATCCCTTATACGGTAATTTAGATGAGCCAGTCATACCCTTAGAAGACTTAGAGACAATAAATCAAATGGCAAAAGACGGTGGTTCATTAAAGTCTAAAATAAAAGATGTGAGAAAACATAGAGGATTTTTCACATCTGTAT